CCGACCCTCGGGACCATATTCAGAATCTATTAGATTCTCCAAAGCCCCAAGCCTTATATATCAAAGGCTTGGGGCTTTGTCGTTTCTGGCGTTTATGTTTTTTAACGGTATTTTTCGGGATAATTCGGTATAAGTCCCCACACGTTACCCACACAAGTTCAGGAGTAAAATGTACAGATCTATTTATCAAACCAAAAACGGTAAATGGCGTGTTGAGATTGGCTTTGATAAAAATACAAGGCCCACAAAGATTTGTGAGACTGAAGCTGCAGCAAAACGCTGGGCGAAAGAAAAAGAAAGAGATCTAATTTTAAATGATGCAACACAAAAGGCTATTAAAAACAAAATAGTTATTACGATGCGTGAAGCGCTTGGACGTTACTCAGAGGAAGTATCCAGATTTAAAGCTACTGGAAAAAAAGAGATGCAAAGGATCCGTTATTACCAGGATAATTTGCCCAACACAGATTGGCCATTAAGTGCTTACAAAGGGGAATTTCTAAAGAAGTGGGAGAGTGCTGTCACTCAACGCACGATTAAACCTTTGAAGGCATCTACCATATTGCGTGACTATTCAACGCTATCTGCTTTCTTTAACTGGTGTAGGAAAGATAAAGGCTGGATTGAAATAAACCCAGTTGAGAATATCCGAAAGCCCAAAAAGCCAGCTCACCGTGAACGCCGGACAGAAGTAGAAGAGCTACAAGCTATTTTAACAGCTTTAAAATACAAGCCTGGAACTGTGCCAGTAACAAAAATGCAGGAAGTTGGACTGATTTGGCTTATTGCTATGGCCACAGGTATGAGATCCGGGGAGATTGTGAACCGTTTACCTGAGCATGTTTTTCTGTCTAAACGTTATGTCCAGTTAGATAAAACTAAAAATGGTATGGCCAGAAAGGTCCCTTTAGATGATTTTGCGCTACAGCTTTGGTCGTTGGCCTTAAAAATTAATCGGAAGGGAAGCCCAAAAGTGTTTACTGTGTCAGATTCTTCTCGTGATGCTTTGTTTAGAAAGGCACGAAAAAAAGCTGGATTGGAAAATGCAGATTTAACTTTTCACGATTCAAGGCATGAAGCTGCTTCACTCATGGCCAAACGCATTAAAAATGCGCTGACCTTGTGTAAGATATTTGGATGGAAGGATCCGAAACAGGCTCTGATTTATTACAATCCTACCAATGATGAAATTTTAGATGAGCTGAATCAGTCAACAGGATTAAGCCGACTACTTGCATAGAATATTTAAATTCACACAAAACTATTCTTATTTAAGTTTTTTCAGTCTGGTATTGGAGTTTCAAATACAGCTTTTAAAAATAATTTTCCATAATTAGTGGTATATAAAGTTTGTAGTTGAGCATCAACCCTTGAATGAGATAATAGAGAAATGCTGTGTTCTTCAAGTCTTGCTCTACGTAATTTTTTATTTATCTCATTTTCAATCTCTCTGAACATATTGAACTGAGCTGTATTAGATTCAGTAATATAAATAATGCCTAGGCCTTCAAAGTTTTCTAAGTAACCTGCAAGATTATTTGGAAATTGTAGATCTACAATTATATTTCGATTTTCCCTTTTGCTCACAAGATCAGTCCCTAATAGATAGTTTGCAAAAGCTTCAGATTTTTTAAAATTAGTTTGAAAAAAATTTCCAGGAGAAATTGAAGGATACTTCTTGAAATATTTTAGTAGGGTTGCTTCATCTGGAGATAAAGAATTAATTATATTAATAAAATTAGGATGAGCTTTGTCATTATCTTCTTTTATAGAAGCTTTAGCTAATAATTCAATGTATAAGCTTCTGAGTTCCTCATTAGTTACATAACTTAATTTTTCAATAATTGGTACTGCTATTTCAGGAGGTGCTTCCGTTATATTTTCAGGTGGAACTTTTTTGATACGTTCAGCATATTGCTCAAGATTGTTTTTTAGACAGAGGTTTAAGCGATCTGTACCCCATGAAGTTAGTAAGTGTAAGAAAAGACCAACACTAGTTATAGCTCCTAATGCTAAACCTACGTTTCTTGCTGCGGGTTGAGCCATATCTTTATATAATTCATGAATAATAGGAGCATATGCTCCAAGCGCTGATATATCTTCTATGTCCATTTTTTAATTTAATATTTAATGTAGTTACTACCAAGTTTGTATTCTTAAATTTTATAAGTCAATTAGGAAAATAAAAGGGGCTTAAATCGCCCCATTATAATATTTAACAGTATCTAATATTTGATTTATCAAATGCCATTCCAAAACTTATTACATCGGTAGCTTTCCAACGTGGAACTGTACGGTCACCAGTTGCAGAGGTGGGAAGTTCACGACTTGGTGGAAAGTTTTCATTACTAATAATATGGCGCTTAGTGTAGTCCAACGAATATTTAAAATAACTAGCGATATCTTGTTCATCCCACAGTTGGCACTCTATCGGAATAATTGGCTTAGCATCAATTTGCTTTAAAATTTTACGAAGTACTTTTTCTAATAACACCTCTATATCCATATATTTACCCCTTTAAACTCTCAAAAGTTGAAATCCATTCTTCACGGTTTAAGCCTCGGTCAGCATCGCTTGGGAATATGCCTGAAATGAAGTAACCCACTTCTGAAGGTGTCTTCTGATAGCTTGAAGCAATGATTCTGACGAACTCACATCGCATGGCTTTAACTGCTGCATAGGCTTCATGTGCGATCGGATGTGTTGGTGTTACAACAAGTAGGTCGTTTTCTTCTTCATCTACAAACGGTAAAGCATTTGGGCTTAGTTCTTCTGTACTCATGCTTGAGGTGCTCCATAGCTAGGGTTAGTAAAGATCCAGCATTTAACTGTGTGAGAACGTTCTAAGCTGCTTGAATCATCGCCAGTAACATTCTTTACTTCATCGGCTGGATATTTGTTTGACCGTACTGTTTTGTTCATTTCAATGAACTTGTAGCGACGGCTGTTTCTTAATAAATTTTTCATTTCTTTGATGTCAGGAAGTACCTGGTAATTTCTAGCTGCGACTTTGTAAACCTCGTTTAGATTGATAGCGACTTGCTGAGCATCAGCCTCGTAATGGTTTAGGCTGAAAGCAGGGCTACGACTACTGTTGAGGTATTCGTATGCATCCCAAAATTGCTCAACAAGAGGGTGGTCGCCATTGAGTTGATTAACTCGTTCTTCAGCCATTGCTAACAGCATTTCTTTAGCTGCTACGACTTCATCAATATCGATAACGTCTTGAAGAACATGTTTGGCCAAAGCATCAACTAAAGCTGAAACTTGTGCATGACAAAGTGCAATACGGGTATGGGTAATACCGTTGTTATGGAACTCAGTTTCTAGCTCGTCGAGCTTTCGTGCATAGGTTTCTAAAATCTCTTTTTCATTAACTAGGCAATGTGTCATGTACGTGCACGTGTCTTCGATATCTAAACGGTCGAGTTCATCGACAATTCGTTTAGTTTCTAAAGATTGGCCTTTGCGGTCGAAGTAGATATGTAAAGTACGTGTCAGAATCGCTTCAGAGGCTTGAATTTGGGTGTTTTGGGAAATCATGATGGCACCACGAAATGGTGGCTCATATGTTTCATTTCCTGCTGTTTTTAGGCCTTTTGAACGAATTGCACGGCCGTTGTAGGCATCTTTAAGTTCGTCCCAACTAAACTTGGCTTTAGCAACTGCATTACCGTTTTGGTCGTTACGGTCGCCCTCGATGAGTACTACTGGCAAATTAGAGATTTGAGCGAAGTTACGGTAAATCGCTACGTTTGTAGATTTGTTTGCATCGAAGCCTTCATAGTCTGCACGGCCAGATAACTTCCACATAAACTCGATTAAACGTGATTTACCTGCACCGGCTTCACCTACGATTTCAATAAATGGAAATGAGCTATGCATTGCTCGGATCTGCTCTGCAAAGTAAGAGCCTGTCCACCACGCCAGTGCGATTAAACCTTTTGCACCACGCACTCGGTAAAAGTCTTTCCACCAAGTAGGTTTAAACTCTTTTTTAGGGTTGAGTTTGATAGATGGACTACCAGCTAATGTTTTTAGCTCTAGGCGACCAAGCTTGTAGAAATCATGATCATTAATGTGGATAACATTACCCTTATACACAGCATGTTTTTCAAATATGTAGGCCCCGTATTCTTTGGTGTACCCCATAAAATCTATTGTTTTCACTTCTCGTAATCTTTCGGTGTTTTGCTTCATAAACGTTAAAAGTTGATGGTTATTGCCTGTCCACCAAGCACCTACATGCACAGACAGTAAACGTGGGCCGAATTTACCCGGCGCAGAAATATGGTCTGCGGTAAAAGTAGCTTTCATTTCGTCATCAGGAGTAGAGATCTGGAAGTAATACCAGGACTCGTCTGTTATTTCGTTGCGTTGGAAATATAGCGGTGTGAGCTGGCGATTACATATTTCTGAAATAGCCGAACACTGCTGAAGGGCTAGTTCACGCTTTTGGTTATCGAGCAAAAAGTCGCGGTCTGGATCTGCCTCAATGCGTTCGAGTTCTTTGCTGTATTTGTCCATGTCTAAATTGAACCAATACAACCGATAGTTATGGTTGAAATAAAAGGTTCTTCGTCGACCATCATTGAAGTTGTAGATGAGTAAGCCAGCTTGTTCCGGAGTTTCTGCAATGTGCAGCTCTCCGTAGTGTTTATAGGCTTTACGGTTTTCGCTGTGCAACTGGTCACGCATGTAAAGATCGTTCCAGTCCAGACCACCTGAAGGTGGAAGGGCAGCGGTCGAGTCCCAATGGTTTTGAACAGCTCTTAAATGAAACTTACGGATAGACTTTTTGCCAGCTTTATCATTATCAAATGCCCAGCGTATACGTGGCTTTTTACGCCCTAACTCATGACAACGGTCGGCAATTTGCTTCAGCATTTTTTCTGGATAGTTTTCAGTAGACATAGTAGCTATAGAAGACTGTCCGGAAAGGGATAAGGCAATAGCGTTAAAGATGCCTTCAGTGACCCAAATTGATTGGGCATTACAGAGTTGGTCTAAATCATCTAGTGACCAAGCTAGGCCTTTATAGTCCCCCATAAAGTTAGCCTTTTGACGGCCAAATCGTTCAGGGCGATCTATAAACCGTTCCCAAAAAACACCTTCAGCAAGTTTGAAACGAACAGTCGCTGTAACTTGGTCGGGGTATTTACGGTCGTTCCTAAAAAGTTCTTGGGTGTAGGTGCCTTTCAGTTTTGAAACGTCAAAGCCACGAGCATTTACTAAATAAGCATCGGCTGCTGCATGAGGGTTTTCTGGGGTGCGAGGGAAGTCTTTAGACCAGTCTTTAAAAAGGTCTTCACAGATTTCCTTAACGTGCTCTTCATAGCCACATTTGTTTAAACGACCACATTTCACTACACGTGGTGTTTCAGCATGGGTAAAGAGTTCCTTTTTCCCACATTGAGGACATAGACCTTCACGGTACCAGTCACCAACCTTTTTAAAGTTGAATAACTGGTTGAGTCTGTCATCAATGCGTCTTTGTAATACTGACATTTAAAACCACGCGTGATTATTGGTAACTGTTTGAGAATGTGAATATTTTGTTTGAGTTTGTAGCTTTGTAAGCATTGCGAATTGGCTTTGATTACAATTGCTCGTCTTTGCGCGGTTCTTGTAACTCGGGGTGATGTTTCACCATAAAATCACGGATGTAGATGGCAATTTTTGTGTCCTTTTCATACGCAATTTTCTTGAGGACTTTTAACTGAGCTTTGGTCCAGCGGACTTGAGTGAGTTCAGTGTGTTTAGGTTTAGTTTGAACATTTGATGTAGTCATGCGAAAATCACCATAAATCGTACTTAGATACTTAGTGGTATTAAATTTAGTACTATTTATGGTGATTTACAAGTGCTTTTAAGGAAAAAGTATGAAAAATAGTGATTTTTCTAATCGTGGTGAACGTTTAAAAGAAGAACGTAAGCGCTTGGGCATAGGTACGCAAGATGAGTTAGCCGAGATCTTAAATGTTAAAAAAAACTCAGTTGTGCGCTATGAAAAACATAATGCACCTTTAGACACTGACCAGCTAGATTTGCTTGAAGACCATGGGTTTAATATTGCTTATATTCTATGGGGCGCTTCAGAACTCAAAAGCAGTGAACTGACAGAAGATGAGGCGAAGCTGATTCAGTTGTACCGTCAAACACGTGAAGAAATGCGTTCGGGATTAGTCTCTTTAGCAGAGACTTATGCAAATCAATTTAAATAAAATATGAAAAAAATGAATTTAACTGACTTTCAAAAAAAACTCATATGGGGAGTAGGGGTTCTATCTATTATTTGTTTATGGATAGCGTTCCCTCTTATTTTTAAAGCCTTAATTGAATCTTATAAATTTCCAGCAAACTTTAATAGCTTTGGACCTTTTGGGGATATTTATGGAAGTTTAAATACACTTATTTCTTCTATCGCTTTGTGTGCAGTCGCTTACTCAACTTGGTTGCAAGTTACATCTTTAAAGGAAACAAGAAGAACAAATATAAAACAACTAAAACTTGCAGAAGACTCTCATAATGAACAGCTTAATGAATCAAGAAATGCAATTTTTGCGAATCAATTTTATTCACTTCTAAATTTCAAAAAGGATAGATTAAATAATTTATCAATAGTACAGGGGGGAGTAGGTGTAAATGGAGAAAAAACAACTAAATTCGTCCCTGCTTTACATGTAATTGAGGATTTAGCTGAGAAATTTATTGAAATATTAAATAATAATAATGATGAATATAAAGGTTTGAGTAATGAAATGCTTAAAAATAAATTTATTCATAATTATATAGAGTTAGGTTATGGTTCTATCTCATACTTATCATCTAATTTTCGTATTTATTCAGATTTATGTAATTTAATACGTGATGCAAAAATCACTAAAAGTGACAAAGATTTTTATAAGAGTGTTTTATCAAATTCTATGTTTTTGCATGAACAAATACTTCTTTTTTGGATTGCTCCTGTATTGAGTGATTTTCAATTAGAAGACTCAGAAATATTTACCTTATTTGATCAGTTCACCGAGTTTAAAAATTTTGCATTAGAATTTCATAAAGCCTCACATTTTAAAAGTGAGTCTTGGAAAAACCATTTTAATAATAAGTAGAATTAAAACCCGGCCTAAGCCGGGTTTCTTTTAATTCATTTGGCATGTACCGCGCGGTTAATATTGACCACTTGGTGATGTAGCGTGTTGATGATGGCGCTAAATTCTTGTTCTTTTAAACCATCATCGACTTTCATTTTTGAAAAGGCAAAAAGTAAGTTTTGAAGGTTCTCAAGTGGATATTCAATTTCTTCCAGTATTTCTTCAGCCGTCATTTTCTTATGGCTTCTAACGTCTAGTGTTGAGTGCATTTCTCCCCCTGTCTATTGATCATGGGTTTATTTTCTTAAAATCTGCTTTGAAAATATAGATAGTGGCGACACGTTGTGTCGCTTATCTGATTGATATTATGAAATTTTCCATAACATTAACCCTTTTCAAGTGCTGGTATAGTGAGCTTTTTAATATCGAAAACCCAGCATCTCACCGTTTTATTGATAATCCCACTCTGCACAGGGTGGTTATGTTGCATAAAGATAGGGAAGGGAGGACGGCTTTGCATAAGGATGCTAGACAGTTGACTTTTGGGTGGTAAACCCTCAATACACTCGTAGATCTGCCCGAGATTAAAGGCAAGTAAGTTTGGTTTACGGCTATGGTTGAGCTTATGGATACCGTAGGCCTGAACAGATGCCCAGAAGTCTTCTAGTGTTTTATTTTGAATGAGGTTTTTAGACTCAAGCGTTAGGCAGTTAATAGGTAAAGTTTCACGGCTCAAGTTAGATTTGTTGTGCCAGATGACTTCAGCACTTTCCATGTAGCCGTTTTGGTCATAATGAATTTTACCGACAGTGTAGAGTGGCCCGCCAGACTTGAGCTGAACCACAGCGCCTACATGAATTTGGTCATGGTTGCCTTGCGTGTTGTAGAGCATGGCTGCCATGTGGTTAAAGGTGTTGATGTAGGCTTCTTTGATTTGTGCTGCTTTGGTACCTGTAAAACCCATGACTAAGAAAATAAAACCGTCTTTGGTCATTTCATAGTATTTAGATTCGCGGGTAGCACCATTACCAATTTCAACAGATTGAACATGAGCGCAAAAATGCGCTGATGTAAATTCAGGCGAACATTCTAAACTTTCTATTTTACGTAATACGTCTTTGTGCTGTTTACCAAAGAGCTCGGCCACTTTGAGGCTAGACGTTTTAACTTGTTGGTTTTGAATAAATACAGCGTCTTCAACATATGCAATAGCGTTCATGGCTGTACTCCCAATTTGTTAGATTGAGAGAAATGATACAGAATTTGCAATGAAACCAAAGGCGCACAAAAGGTGCTTAAGAGGTGCGCAAAATGTTTAAACATGGCTTACGCTCCCCAAAACAAAGTTGAGAAGGTAAAGCTGGCAATACTTATGAAAATGGCAGCATCGAATATGTCTTTGATGAGTTTTTGGCGTTTGAGTTTGTGCTGTCGTTGTTTGAATGCAGCCAAGTCATGGACTGCAGAATGTTCTTTTACAGAATTTTGAGTAGGGGAGTTCCTGAAAGCGAATGTTTTCATTTGCTAATTCTCTGGTCAAATTAAGTTTTAACCTGACACCATTACTTCCTACGATAATGGTGACAGACTGAACAAGAGTAGGAATACCGTGACCAAAGAAACGGCCAGCCGAAGCTGTCCTGTCCAGCCTGCCATAGAACAGCAAAGCTGAATTTTAAGCAAAAAAATAGCCCGTAGACGGACTTTTTTCGCGTCTTTAGTCAATATTACAGGTTCCTACGCCCGCCACTGACATGCAGTGGTAAAAGTATCTAGGATACTTTCTACTAAAAATCCTAACTTAAGTTAGTTTGTTTCTGCAAGTTATTTTTCAGTCAAGCTGTAAAGCTTTACCTATAAAGACTTCTTCCATTCGGGGTGTCCATATATTTCTTTTAATTAATTGTTCTCTTGCTTGATTACGCTCTAGAGCAGTAGTTTTCTGTTTTTCTTCTTTCCATAAATTGTATTTGGTTCTAGAAAAGGCGAGGTTTTGAAGGTAATAATTCCAAGACTGGTAATAACAAATTGCTCTTCTAATGGATGAATGATGGTCTGGGTGAATTTGTAAGTCTTTAATAATTTCACCTGTAATACCAGTCCAGAGTGGAAATATATAATCTCTTCTAAAGTCGAAAAGGTGAGGGTATTTTTCCATTAACATGTTTAAAACAGCTTTGCTGTGAGCCAGTGATTTATTCGATGCCATTTTTCGTGCTTTTTAAAGTTTCATATTGATTTTTTTGTAGAAAAAAGAAAGTAGCTTAGATACTATATGAGCGTCAAGACTTTATAATAAATTTAGGGGGGGGAAATGGCTGAGGTACCATTAACAGAAGAAGAAATTAGAATTAATCATTTGAATGTGGATAATTTTGATAAAGCTAAGACAAAACTTTTGAGAGATATTGATATTGTTGCTAATAAAATTAATACCAGTGGTATTCTACCAGATATAAAAAATAGAATAAGAAATGAATTGAGTAATATCCTTGATAGGTCAAGAGATACCTTTATACATTATAAAGAAAAAGGTTTTTTAGAAGTTATTGATAAGGAGATGGATGATATATTAAAGTTAATTGATGAAGGTTTGGATCATAAAAAAATAGAAAATATTCTTGATAAAATAAGGGATTTGAAATATTTAATAGAAAATTATAGTGTGATGAAAAATGCATTTAGAGATTTATCTATTAATGTTTTAGGCCCGGTTATACAAGAAGTAAGTGAAGAGTTGACAAGTTTTAGACGTTTAAGAAATATTTCTGATAATGCACGAACAGAAAATATTTATAATAATGCTGTTACTAAATATCGTGATTTAGAAAGAAACTATAGATCATATTTTTATTGGGGGCTAGGGGTTGTATTATTTTTATCTATAACTTTATTAACACTTAAACAAGTATTAGTACCTTATATTTTTTCTACTATTGAGTTCTGGGCTGTAAAAATATCTTTGCTGTTAGTTGGTATTACTTTAATTAGTTACTTTTTAAAACAGTCAGCACATTACCAACGCTTAGCTGATCAAAATTATCAAACTCAAGTTGAGTTACAAGCTTACCCAAGTTTTATGGAAAGTATTCCTACGGAAGAAGCAGCTAGTGTACGCAAAGAACTTGCACTTAAGTACTTCGGTCGTGAAATTGATGGAGCAGCTCATAAAGAAATGAGTAATTTAATTTCTGACCAAATGAAAAGTACAACTGAAATGGTTAAAGCAACAACAGAAGCTATTAAAAATGTAAGGGGGTAAATAATGAAAAGTTGGGAACGTTGTTACGTAGAGTTTTTAGTTCGTATTGCTGAGCCACTGGGAAAACTTCCAGAAGGTTATGGAATTTACTACATAGTTTATTAAAGTAAAAAAGCCTTAATTAAAGGCTTTTTTGAATTTAATCTTTTTGTCTTAAACTAATATATTTGTGAATTCTTTTTTGTAAGTTTATTTCTTTTATATTATTTGACCCTCTATAATTTTTCTCAAATTCACCTGGATTTTGATAAATCTCTTTGAATATTTTTTCTTCGTTTTTTCTTGAAAAATATGGAATAAGAGCACTTCTTAATAGGGTGTTATTGGTCTCATATGTTTGTAGAAAACTATAAAAACTACTTGAACATGAATCTATTATTAAACTATGTTGAAGTAATATTTTTCGGAGGCCATTCATTTTTTTACTTTGTGTGTATTCTAAAATTGAAATATTATCTAAGCACTCATTATATAATTTTTTTAAATTATATGTTTTTTCTAGATATTTTTCATATTCTGGATCAAGATAGTTTTGAGAATAATCTGAAATATTTTCGTGTGAATTTCTTGTTCTTATTGATATATCTGTTTCACGTAATATTCTAATTTGACTGTTAAGGAGTAAGGAAAGTTCAAAAACTTTGGCAAATCTGTTTTTATTTTGCTCATATTTATACTGACTTTTCCAATTTTGAAAGCCTATTATTGCTATAATCGGTGTTAGGATATAAGAAACTACAGTTAGAAAATTAAAAAATTTCGACTCAGAAAAATTACATTTAAAACCTTCCATTTCTACACATATGCTAAATTTTTGAATTAATCCGTAGAAAATTAATAATATAAAATAAACTAACAAATAATAACTAATAAACTTGTAATGTCTTTTCATGATTCAGATATGTTTATAAGTGATAGGTCATTATAAATGATGGAGTTTAAAAATCTATGTGTGCGAACTATGAACCAATTTCAAAAGACCGAGTTCATCTCTTAGATTTGTTTGAACCTACCTTTGAATATAGCAACGATATTTACCCTGGTGCCGACTGTCCGCTTTTATTTTCAAATGAAGGCAATGTTGAGTGGCGACAAGTAAAGTTTGGCTTGGTGCCAACTTGGGCCAAAGACTTAAAAATTTGCCGCAAAACTTATAATGCCCGGACAGAAACAGTTCATGAAAAACCAAGCTTTCGTCATGCTTGGAAGAATAGCCAGTTTGCTTTAATACCAGTGGACACCATTTACGAGCCAAAATATATCAATGGTAAAGCACATTGGTACGGGATCTACCGTAAAGATGGTATGCCTTTTACCGTTGCAGCACTTTATGAAAATGCCAAGGTAGAAGGTCACCAAGTACGCTCAATGACTATGCTCACCATCAATGCAGATCATCATCCGTTTATGTCTCAGTTTCATGCTCCGACAGATGAAAAGCGCTCAATTATTGTAATTCCAGATAGCCTAAGAAATGACTGGCTCAACTGTAAAAATACTGAAGCACGAGACTTTTTCTTAGACATGGCAGCGGACGAATATCTAGCACAACCTAAGGAAGAGTTGAAGAAAATCCGACCAAATACACTATGAGGCGCGTCAAGTTATGACTTGTTATTGATTCTTCATAGTTTTTAAAATTTGTTAAAAAATCATCTAGTAATTTATCATTTTGAATATGTAACAAATTCAAGGTAAACTTATGAGTAGCATCGACCGATCCATTATTGAAATCCATAGCTATTTCAGGCAAGGCAACGTTTTAAAAGAGGTTTCTTCAATAAAGTTAGCCGTACCGACTAGCGTATTTTCTATCCCTTTAGCGATTGAAAAGGTGGCAGCTGGTTTTCCTTCTCCGGCACAAGACTATGTAGATAAAAATTTAGATATGAATGAGCACTTAATTAAAAATGAGTGCGCAACTTTTGTGGTACGGGTAGCTTCACAGTCGATGCTAAATGCCGGTATCGATATTGACGATGAGCTGGTGGTGGACAGAAGCATAGAACCGAAGCATAACGATATTGTAATTGCTTTAGTGGATAACGAATTTACAGTAAAGCGTTTAATGATAGATGCTGACGAACGCTGGTTAAAAGCTGAAAATCCTGAGTTTTGTGATATTCATTTGAAAGAGGGGCAGGAACTTTTTATTTGGGGTGTAGTGACCTTCATTTTAAAAAATACAAGAAAATTTAAATGAAGCACGAAAACAAAGTGTTTGCTTTGGTGGACGTAAATAACTGCTACGTCAGTTGTGAACGTGTGTTCAATCCCAGTTTGATTGATAAGCCGGTTATAGTCTTATCAAACAATGATGGCTGTGCTGTTGCCAGATCCAACGAAGCAAAACTGCTGGGTATTAAAATGGGAGTACCGTTGTTTCAAATTAAAGATATTGTTCAGCAGAATAATGTGATTGTCCTTTCAAGCAATTACACGCTCTATGCTGAAATGTCTCGACGCTTTCATAAAGTTTTAGGCACTTATGTGACCGAATCAGAACAAGAAATTTACTCAATAGACGAATGCTTTTTAGACCTAACGGATTACTACAAAAACTTTAACCTAACCAACCTTGCCCAAGACATGAGAACAAAAATTTTAAAGTGGGTGGGTTTACCTTGCTGTGTAGGTATAGGGAGCAGCAAAACAGAAGCAAAAATTGCTAATCACATTGCCAAAAAGTATCCAGCATTTAATAGTGTATGTAACTTAGTGGACATGGATCTTTGCAATAAAGAAGCTTTTTTAGCTGAAATTGATGTTTCAGAGGTGTGGGGAGTCGGCCGTAAACATAGTAAAAAGCTTCAGGGTATGGGAATTAACTCTGTATTTGATTTGGCTTGTACAGATCCGCGTGAAATGAAAAAACAGTTTTCAGTAGTTATGGCGAGAACCGTTGCAGAGCTTCAGGGTATTTCATGTATTGAAATAGAACATACACCTCAAACAAAACAGCAAATTATAGCCAGTCGTTCATTTGGTTCACGGGTAACAGAACTGGAGGACTTAAAAGAAGCTATAAGTATGTATGCGCAAGATGCCTGTAGCAGACTTAGAGATGATTCATTGCTATGCGGTTGTATTATTGCTTTTGTACAGTCGAATCCTTTTGATCCGAATGTTCCGTTTTACAACAAGTCAATTAGCTATACCTTTCCAGAACCAACAGATAGTGCTTTAGATTTTGTAAAAGCCTCAACCATTATGCTGACACACATATTTAAGGAAGGTGTGAAATATAAAAAGTGTGGCGTCATACTGACATGCCTAGAGCCAAAATCTGGCCATACCTATGACTTGCTTACAGACTTTGAAACGATTGAGAAAAAAGAAAAACTCATGAAAACTCTGGAAGGGGTGCACCAAAAATACGGCAAGAAAAAATTAGGTGTTGGCCCGTGTTTTATACCAGGAAGAACTTGGTCAATGAGTAGGGATAAACTGAGTAAGAATCCGTTCAGAGTTGATGGGTTGTTGACTGTAAAATAATAAAGCCCCATTGAAGGGGCTTGGCGTTAAGCGACTAAATATAAGAACATGGTGCTACTTAAAATAACGCCCATGATCATGCCGATTAAGATCGGGTATAACTGCATTTATTGCTCCCATGATGAGTCTGCTGACTGAGTTTAGGTTGGTTTTTATTTTGGAGAGCTTCTTCCTTATAAAAAGCCTTCATTTCACGGATGTATCGAGTGAATTGATAATCTAGGATCATCCAAAAAATAATGAGGGCTAAAACAAGAATAACGATGAAAAAGATGAGGAAATTTGTCATTTAAAGGTACCTTTTTGAAAGTTTTTCTTGCGTATTTTTACATTCAACACAAAGAGTTACAGAGCCATAACGTTGACGTTCAATTGGAATGTCATTTCCGCATTCTTCACACTCAGAAAGAGAAGGTTGGCTAAAGTCTTTAGGCTGAATTTGAACCTGTTTAAGTTGTAGTTCTTGAGCAATATCGATTTTGTCAGTCATGCTGGCTCCATTTTCCAAGTACGGTCTGGAGTGGGTAGATGAATTTCAGGATTAGGATGAGCTGGTGGGGAAAGCTGGATCTTTAATTCAAAAAAACCTTGAGCTGTAAAGCCACACTCTAAGTTTTGACACTGTCCCTGAAACGAACGGAGTAAAGGATTAAGTTCAGTACTTGAACGGATTGAAAAAGGTTCACCGCAATGAGGGCATTTATAACGGGATCTTGGTCGAGCCATATCGTTACCAGTAAGTTTGATTATTTACGATTTTATAACAAAATCACCATAAATAGTGATTTATAATAATTTGTATCGAAAATTAGTTACCTTTTTGTCCTTGCTTTCCCCGAAGCAAGGATTTTTTTTATTTGCCCTTTTTAGCTTTATCGATTCGGGCTTGTTCTCTTTTTATGGCTACAGTAGCTGTCTTTTTATTTTTATAGATTCGGGTGAGCTTTAAAGGATTACTTTGATCTCCTGAAGTTAATTTTTGGTCTTTGCCATTCTCTCGGTAAAAAACGATTACTCCAGTGTAGTCAGCATAATTTCGACCAGTCCGTTTTTTATTTTGTTTTTTGAGTTCCTTATCTCCATCTTTATCAGGTTCAAAAAGCGTTGAAACATCATCGGCATTGGGAAGTTGTACTTCTAGCTCCACGCTTGTTGTAAAACCACTGTCCGTTAGATTATGAGTGACGTTGGTGCCTAGCCATACGATGTCATCAATTTGTGGTTTTAAACCGGTGAATACAAACTCTTGTTCCGGAATAAGGTTTGGTTGGCCAAAGGCAAAGGTATAAGACAGTTTTTGAGATGCACGTTTGCAACGGTTGTATTCAGCCTGAGCTGCAAGTTCAGCAGTTTTTTTGTCGCGGTGGATATAACGGATCTCTTTTAAATTGTCCTCATTGTCACCAATCACCACATACAGCTTTTTAGATTTAGCAGTGTCATAGTAGTAGGCTTTAACACCAGTAATTCGGTCAGTACCGGTACCAGTCGTATAGTTATGGCCATCGCCATCGGAACGGATGATTTGAGCTGTAGGAAGTGGTAATCCGCTTACGGTTTGACTGGTACCACGGGGCAGTAAAATTAAGTTGCCATTTTTAACAGTTGCAATTGCATCATATTCATCAGCTATCCGGGTTATTAAATTCGCGTCACTTTCATTTTGAGCAATGTATGAAATTACTCGATTGGCCAGTGTGTTATGCACAATTGTTTTAAGGGCATATTCAGCGCCTACAGTTTCAAAAATTACCTGAATGGTTTTATTGCTAAAGCTACGTTCACGCTTTTGTTTTAAGCCTTCAGATACATCATTACTGAAAGCTGAAATACTTAAAACATCTGGTGCACCCCGATGAGTAACCGATTCAACTTTGTATTTTCCTTTGTTGACCAAGCCTGTATTGGACCAGCCAATCCATACCTGGATAATTGCGCCTTCAGGTGGAATTTCTAACTGTCCATCAGAATCATCAAGATCAATGTCCACAGAGTCCACAACAAGCCCAAGATTGTCTTTAATACTGAGTGAAATTAAACGGTCGACAACTAGAGGGGAGATGTCATTACCATCTACTTCTAGTCGATAAATCGGGAAAGGATATGCAGTTTCAGTTTGATAAGTTTCCGCTGCTTTATTTAGCGTATTGGTGATTTGATTAAGCATTTATATCAACCTATTGACTGCGCCACCAGCCATGCCTAAAAGCGTTCCTAAAAGAGTGGGTTTCCACTCCTTTACGATTTTTAGAGTTAGGGTAAATTCGGTTTTACGTGCTGCCCCATCTTTAAAGAAATATGTTTTTGTCTCATCCATATTTTCAATAATAACTAGGCCATAAATCTTGCCAGTACCTTCAATCAAGGTGTAAGCCATACCTGTGTCAGCCATACGACGAACTTGATCGAGAACAACCCGGTTGTTAGTGAGCTCGTGATAGATTTCGCCTTTCAGGGTAATGGTATCTTCACCTTTACCCGTGAACTGATACGCTGGAGTAGAGCCAACCCGGCTATTACTTGGGTGTCTCCAATTGGTGACACGTTGAAGTTCTTGATATGCCGCTGTACGCAATGAAAAAACAAACAGACCTAAAGCCATCATCATTTTGTTTTACTCCGTGTCTGTTAGAAAACGACGTCTAGCATCACGTTCTTCTTGTTGAATCCGCTGCATTTCAGCACGTAAAGCGCGTGCAGTTTCACGTACTGGTTGGCCGTGTTCTGCCTTAATCGTAATTTGGATGGTGTCGTTACTTATGAAGCTGCCACCGCGTTGTGCTCGGATTGGAGTTACTGGTGTGACTTTGGCTGTAGTGCCTGTACCAATTACATTTTGTGTTGCTTGCTGTGTAGCTCTAACAGGTAAGTTATGGTTTTGTGAAATACCTAAAGCCATACCTTGCATGGTGTAGTCACCAATGCCCATAAAAACACGTGAAGGAGAATGGATACCTAAGATATTTCTGGCCTTATCAATGACACCTGTGACTGCTCCGGAGAGAGCTGCTTTCACTTCACCAATTTTGGAAATAATCCCATTTTTTAACCCGGTTAGAATCATTGCACCAAAGCCTGTGAACTTTGCTGGAAGATCTACTCCAAACCAAGACAATACTTTTGCAAATGCAGTATAGAAAAGCCCAATAGGGGACCAATTAATAATTAGTGCTGATACACCTGTAATACCACCATTAAAGGCAGTTTTAACAGTATTCCAAATGCCAACAAAGAAACCTTTGATAGGTTCCCAGTTTTTATAAATGAGATAAGCCGCTCCAGCTATAGCAGCAATAATTCCGATGATGACTAAGCCGACTGGAGAGAAAATAGCTCCTAGTGCACCGAACCCAATCCCTAGTGTTGAAAAGGTCATTTTAAGCATAGCCAATGGACCAAGTAGTCCCAAAACTCCGAGTGATAAAGCACTTATGGCACCAATAATAGCGATTCCACCTACTGCAATTTTAACTAGTGATGAGGCTAAGGCAGGGTTTTGTTGGATCCATGTTGTAAACCCCGTCACTAAATTTCCGACTTTACCTAAGAGAGTATTTAATGGTGGTAGTAGAATGCTTCCGATACTAATTCCAACTTCTGATACTCTGTTTTTAAAAATCTCCATTTGTGCTTGATTCGTTTCCATACGTGCCATGAATTCACGATCCATTGACCCTTTGGAGTCTTTACTGTTTGCAAGCTGTAGTTGTTTTTCAAGCTCTCCCCGGTTTTTAAGTAATTTAGAAAATGTATCCCAATGTTCTGCACCAAATAGAGTGGCTACAGCATCAATCTGACTGGTTCCGCCTTTAGCGGCAATTTCTGGCATTTTTTTAATTGCATCCATGACTTTAAAAATAGTACCAACGGCATTTGTCTGCATACCTTTTTCTAATTCATTGGTTGAAAGACCGAGATTTTTAACCATGGCCATAAATGGTTTAGATTGCGTATTTGCTGCCCCCAGTTTTGAAAAAACCGCATTAATTGCAGTACTAGCTGTTTCTGAACGTTCGCCAAGTGAGAGTAATGTTGAGCCTAATGCAGCCGTATTTTTATCTGTAATTTTTACCATTGAAGCAGTACCACCAACACGTTGCATAAAATCAATGATGTCACTACCTGAAGACAATGCATTATCATCAAGGTAGTTGATGGTATCTGCTAGTTCACTGATATTTTTTATTGGTCGCTTATACATATTGGCAATTTTGCCCATATTTTCTGCAAGCTCATCATAGGGTAATTCGAAAGCAGTTCCCATTTTTACGACTTCTTTTGTAAAACCAAGAATGTCCTGTTTAGCGACTCCCATTTTTAAGCCAGCACCTGTCATTCTGGCCAGTTCATTATTAGATACGGGAAGGGCATGGCCAAGGTTTAAAACTTCTTGGCGCATATCAAAAAATTCTTTTGTTAATTTTCCTGTGCTATCACGTGCGCCATTTAATTGTTTGGCTACACCAAGCATATCAGTCTCGAAATCACTAGCTAATTTCACTGGAATAGCCATTGCAGCTGCTCCAACACCAGCAACCATTAGACCTTTTCTGGCTAGATCCGAAGCTTTAGCCATACGACCTTGCATTTGTTCATACTGCTTCTGGGCTTTCTGGTGTTGATCTAACGAATCTTTCTGCTTATTAATTTCCATAGTTGTCAGATGGATTTTATTCTTCAGCTTTGATTCATCATCAGCCAAATTGTCAACACTGAGACCAGTTTGATTAAGTTCACGAACTAAAGCTGTCATTTCGGAACTTTGACTTTTCTGGGCTGCTTTCAGGCGTTTCTGTGCAGCTTCAGCACGTGCAAGATCCTTAACCATTTGTTCGGTAGGGGCACTAATATTCATTGCTGTTTTGAGCTGTTTAATCGTTTCTTTATTTTGTTGGATGGCCTGTGTTGTTTTTTCTGATTGTTCTTTTAGCTGTCTAAAACCAGAAATTTTGCGTTGCTGGGCTTCTAATATCTTCAGTTCAGATGAAGTTTTTTTAAAGGCATCTGATAAGGTTTTAGAGCCACCAACAATTGTTTTTATAGGGCCTGATAATTTATCAACTGCATTAAATAGGACTTCTAACTTTAAATCTGCCATTGGTGGACTCTAATTAGTTAGTTTGGTTTCTTTTGAGTGCTCTACGATGCCACTTGCTCAACTCAACAATATCCATGTCATCGTAAGTACTTGGTGGCCAATGGAAGATGACAGCAATATTGGCTATTGCTTCATCTACATCATCGACAAGTTCTAAGCTGTCTGAGCTTTGATTTCCTTCTGTAAGGCTTTCGGGTACAAAAAAGCGACTAAATGCCCTCCAAGTTGAGCGAAATCTACTGGGTCCATTTGGTAAATCTGCTGAGGTGTCAGTGCGGGTGAAGTAACACGTGGAAGGACCTTACAAATAGCATCTACGTCATGCTGGTAAATAGCCTGAAGATTGGTACCACTTAAAGCCTTTACACCTGGTTTACGTATGGTGATTTGGGTAATTATCTGATCACCTATTCGAATAGGTTCTTCTAAAGTCACCACTTCTTCATTTGGGTTTTTGATTTGTTCTTGGTTAATCGCTTGATCAATTTGATTCATGTGGAAATATCCTAAAAGTTAAATAAAAAAACCTTCTGCAGTACTGGACTTCAGAAGGGAAGGAAATTTATAAGCCGATAGCACTACGCTGTTTTTCAAGGCGGTCAACACCACCGATGGTTTCTTTGAAGCCTAAAATGTCGATTTCAATTTCAACAACACCGTTGACAGTAAGTTTGTAATAGGTGCAGTTGGTTACGACTTTGTGCTCAGTGTCTTCACCTGGTTCTTGGTCGCCCATATCAATTTCTTCATGACGGCCTTTAACAACTACTTCTACGGCATCAACTTCACCAGTGTCATCACGTTGATATGCACCAGCAAAACGCGTATACACACCATCAATTTTTTCCATGCCAAATTGACGTAGAGTAAGCAGTTCTAGACCACCAAAAGTTGATTCAATGACAAGACCATCATCGCCAAAACCAAGATCAACCTTGACAGGAGCATTCATACCCCCACCACGGTAATCTTCAGTTTTACGAGTTAATTTTGGCAAAGTGACCGTTTTGATTTGACCTAAATAACTATTACCTTCATTGAAGTAATTCATGTTTTTAAGTTTGCTTGGTAAAGCCATGCGTTATGCTCCTTAAGCGATTACAGATGCAGCAAAGTTAGCGAGATAACGATCAGTAATACGTTGACGGAATGTCAGATCTTCTAATGGTGGGACAGGGGTGTAATCGTAATCAGTGGCCAACTTCCCAACCTTTAACGTATCTGGAGTATTTGCTTCAGGATCGAACCAGGCATCACCACCGATAAGATATTTATTGCGTGTGAGTTCACGTAGCTTGGCCTTTTGACCTTCAAGGATGTCTGTAACCAATGAACCATGTAGTGGTAAATCATTTGCCCACATGTGTGCTTCAGCCATCGTGTCAGCTAGGACTTGAGCGGTACGGGTATAGTTTTCAAATAGGAATAATGGATCATCAGAACAAGTACGAGATCCCCAAAAGCGAAAGCCTTCATGCTGAATTAAAGTGGTGACTTCATTACTGTTGAGATAGCCAGCGTCAGTTGCTGGATCTTGCAGATCCCAAGTCACATCAGCATCGATACCAGTAACACCTGATACTGCAACGTTTGAAAGGGTTTTATGCCAGCCGATTTCGTTATCAATTTTTGCACGTAATCCCATAGCAACTGCTACAGCTGGCACTGTTTCTGTTTTAGCAGTTGTCGTATTAAATGCTACAAAGTTCGGCCAAATGATCATGAGTTCACGTGCTGCAAAAGCTTCACGATATGCCACAACTTCTTCTTTGGTTTTACAGCCCCATGCATACGCATAAGCCATAGCACGCAATTTTTTAGCAATAACAACTAATTCAGTAGCAACTGGCTGAGTATCAAGCCCAGGTGCACCTAAAATACGCGGTTGAACCCCTAATTTTGATTTGGCAACAAGTAAAGCTTTAAGGCCGGTATATTTACCTTCAGCGGTAACAGTACCAACTACGTTTGCAGTTTGAGCTGCTTCATCTACTGCAGTGGGTACACGGACCACGACACAAATAGCATTGGTCTGGTTGGCCATATTTTGAAGTACTTTTGCTAAAGTTCCGTTCTTACCGGCTTTAGCTACTGCAGCTTGTATATTTGTAATTAGTACTGCTTGGTTTTCTGGAAATACTAATGGGTCTGCATCATCGGCAGTTGCAACAAAGCCCGGAATTGCAGTTGCAATGGTTCGGATTGGCCGGATCCCATCATTGAGTTCAAGGACACGGATTCCGTGGTGGTATTGATCTATAGCCATAAAAAAGCCTGTTTATTGAGGTTTTAATTCAACAAACAGGCTTGCATGACTAAACCAAAAGTGTAAGTTACTTGGTCTGTGAAAATGGTTTTTACAAGATTGTATTTACTTAAAGAGGTGACAAGTACATAAACATTATTTTGCAATTAAGCCATGTCCTGTGCCATCTCTAAGTGCAGCCAAGATTGCATTAACTTTTTCAATAATTTCCGAAGGGGTTGCATTAGGAGCTAGGTCTGCTATTGATGGAAGTTGCCCTCCAACCACACGTTTACCTTCAACCAGAAAACCAGCGCCAGCAGCTTCAACTCCACCTTTAAAGGTTGCTTTGAGCGCCTGACTAACGATTAAATAGGGCTTATTATTTAAATAATATGTTGCATCACCATATGGTTGACCAGAATTAGGATGTGTAATGATAACTTTATGGAGGCTTTCATAAGTATTATCACCCATCAATCCTTTTACTTCGAATGCGGCTAGAGTAGAGTCACTACCCTGAGCATCAATAACATGAACGACAGTATCAGATTTTTCCAGACGAAAATCATACTTATTCATGGGTCTATCAGTATTGAATCCAATATATGCAAATCTACCATCTCCCTCTTTACAAAAGACAGTAGGTTTGTCTACACCATACCCAATCCCGATACCTCTTTGGCTAGATGTCATTCCTTTACCAATTAGCTGACATCCATTGTAAGCAGTTAAGAAGCTGCCATAAGCGAATGCAAAATTACCAAAAGCCTTAGACTCATATCCATGTGCTCTTGCAGCTGCACCCTCTGAGCCTTCATCCGTATAATCAGGATGGTCTGGTTCTGATTTACCAGCTATACATTTATAACCATCAGTAGATGCATAACGGCTATTCGACTCACATTCTTCACCCATCGCATTACTTATACGACCTTGGGCTTTAGTATTTTTACCATAGGCAAATGAACAGTAACCATAATTAGTACCATCCTTTGGTACATCTGGATTACCTGTACAGGCTCCAGCTCCGCCAGCCAAAGATGCTACACCATATGAAACTGCATCATGACCAAAAGTATTAGAAAGATAAGCTGGTGAGCATCCATTACGACCAAATGAAGCTGATCCGATACCAATATTTTCTTCAGCCCAGGCATCTTTGTTTTTCAGACCTCGGAAATGATTCTTTACCATATCATCTAAAGGTACCTGATCATTTAAACCATAACGTAAAGCACCTTTTGAATGAATAAGATCAAATCTAATACTTCTTTCAGCTAAAACTTTGGGAAAATCTTTTTTAATTGGAACAGTACTTTCAAGTACTTCAACTTTAGCATTATTAACAGCTTGTACAGTTGCTAGAACAATATCTGGATCAATGACCAATTCAAAATTGGCAGTATTATCAATCTGAATTACCATGCGAAATGTCATAATTCTGGCTGTGCCATCATTTGGATTAGGTTTATATGTTGGTGGATAATTCGAATAAGCAACAAGAATATTCCCAGCCCAAAGTCCTAATTCACGGATATTGAAACCACCAATAGCACTAGCAATAATGGCTTCAGCACGTAACCAATTACCATTATTTGGATCTGGTGCCAAAGAGTTAAGCTGTGTTTTAAAAACCTCATTAACTAAATGAGTAAAGGAAGAATCTGGTACAGGCAATGATCCGCCACCATCACCAAATGACATATCTGTAATACCGAGCTTAGTTCCATTTTGAATTGCTTGACGCAAAAGGGACAAACCTTGCTCTGTAAAAACTGAATAATAAAGTTCACCAGCCATAATTATGATCTCGGATATATTGTTGTTTCGTCATGCCCGTAATGAGCAAAAATTGGATAAATTGAAGGGGTTAATTCATCTTGTTTTGGGTAAATAGTTACTTCTTCACCGTCATACATTGCACATGCGATGTTTGTTTCACCATTTATATTTAAAACATTGGTTTCAATAGCTTTTAATTCCCTAGTCAAAGGTTTGGCATCTTTAAGAAGGTCAACCAGAGTTTTTTCATCACGTTCTGATAAAGATTTTCCATTTGTATCAATTGTGATTTGGAAAGTGCCAGGCTCATTCTTTGGACTTTCTTGCCACCATTCATGAATAGTTAATGAATAGCCGAAACTTTCTACAATTGAACGGAGTGCAAAGTTAGTCCCTTTAAATGTATGAACTTTGATTGAGTTTTTGATTTGCGCACGTTTAATCTCATCTGGCCAATCATCTTGCCAGCGGTCAACAGAAAATTGCCAAGCTAAAATTGACAAGAAACCGGCTGGAGCATCATCAATACGAATTAAGCTTGATAAGTTTGTATTTAGCTCTGTTGTTTTAGCTGTAGTTTCAATAATTTTTTTTTCAAAAACTGTCGTGTTTGGAGGAAGTAGATTCATTATTCATTCCTCACACTAAGGCGGATAGCTGTACAGAATGCTGCTTGAAAGTTCGTAACATGCAGTTCTGTAGTGGGGCTAATGAGCTCTACGCGTTCAACGCCAGAAACTTTTAAAATAGAGTAAAGATCGGAGAAAAAAACACCCTTGCCAATACGTTTCGGCTCTTTGGTATAAGAAATAGTATTAGCTTGCGCTGCAGATAAAACAGGTTCTGTCTCAGGTACATTTTTAGTGACTAATACAGCTTCAATCTCGTAGTTAATGATTTCTGCTGATTGAACTAAAACTCGGTCTCCAGTTGGCCGTTTGGTATCTGCCGAAACGTAGTCATAGACAATTTTATTAAGTTCTTCTGTTGAAGCATTATTAGATGTATCGCGCTGTAGAATTGTTAAAAGTGCATGAGCTGGAGCTGGCGAACTACATTTAACATCTGAAACACGACTATCTGCTGAAAGCGTGTGAAACTCATAAGCTGATTCTGGTCCAGCAGTACTTAATGCGTCTAATTTCTTTTGGATACGGTAACGGAAATCTTCATCTTCTTCATAAATAGCTGGAGCTGGTGGTGTGATTGAATCATCTGCGGGTGTAATTACCAAACGTTTAACATCAAAATTTGCACCCCAAACATCAAGATCATTTCCCTTTGCAAATGCAAGTTGTGTAGCCAATGCTTTTTCATTGATTTGATTGCGAAGAATCATTTCCCGGTAAGCATTTTCTTGTAAAAGCTTAGTGACAGGTTCACTTTCACGGCTCAGTGTTTTACGAACAAGCTCTTGCTCATCTTCTGGATGTAGCGAAATGAAATATTCTTTACGTTCATTGAGGATGTCTTCATAGTCAAGCACATCAACAAAATTTGGTTTTGGTAAAGAATTAAAGTCAACACTCATAAGGTAGATCCAATTGAAAGGGGGATACTTAAAGAGGCTTGTTTATTGCTATCGACTAGGCTGCAATCCATATCTAGAAAATATGAACCTTCTTCATTAGTCACTAACAAAACCGAATTGAGAATGATCCTATCTTCCCAGCGTAAAAGTGCAGTTGCAGTCGCTGCATATAACTGCAGAGTGGCGATTTCATCAAAAGGGGAATCGATCAATTGATAGACCAAAGAACCATATTCTCGACGCATGATTCTTGTACCAATGGGGGTAGTTAGAATGTCCTGTACAGATTGACGGATATGATCTAATTCAGTTTCAAGCTCTCGCCCATTTTCACGTGACATCATGGAATTGGCCCTCCAGTTGTCCCACCACTATCTCCAGGATGTTTATGTTCTTTCAAACTAATTGAGCCAGCTTTTACATCAGCTTCAGTACTAAATGCACCCGTTGAATGACTACTACCTTGCACTAACTGGCTACCTCCAACGGTATTATTTCCAGTCATAGCAGTACTGCCATTAACCTGAAGATTCCCATTGATAGTGGTATCACCATTAACTGTTATCCCACCATCAGCAGTAACAATTGCTTTACCACCTGAAGGTAAAATTGCTGATAATTGATGGGTAGAAACATCATAAGCAATGACGCATCCATCAGCGAAAACACGGATTTTCTTGTTTAAATCATCAGAAGGAGCAGGATGGTCATTGTTATAAAGCCCATAAAAAACCACGCTAGTTGGGCCGATCTCACCACAAGGTGAAATCACCATGACTTCCTCATCTAAAGAGGGTGGATCCCAAGTTGAATCATCTCCTGAACGTGCATTAAAAAAGCGAATTTCAGGCGTAACGATATCGTCAAGATCTACAGTGACAAGAGGGATGGGTTTAGACGGATTTACAGTCTTAATTGTTCCGAACCGAATCAGATTTTCAAGACGACGATTGATGTCAGCATTCATGCCAACACTTTGCGTTAGAGTTTTTTTGTTTTCAGCAATGGAAACTTGTGAAAATAGTTTTCACAAGTTGAACTATTTAATATTGATATGCTTAATGAATGATGACTCAACCAGATTAATCTCTTTATCTGTAAATCCTAGTAATTCACGTTTTGGGTAAACTGTATCAGGAGCAAATCTAGTGGCTCTATCTCTTAAACCATATTGGTGTACTTTAGCAATTCGACTGACACGACCAATGAAACCCACGGCAATTGATTCACTATTACTTAGTACTTTTAAATGCGTATTAGATTTAATCCGGGAGAACATTTTTCTTTTAATTTTTCCTTTCTGGTCACGTAAACGTGTACGTCTTGCCGTATAAGCTGATCCATCTGGATTTTGTTGCGCTGTAATATGCTGGCGTTGGCTTGTTCGTAGATCTCGTCCAATATTCTTAGCCAGTTTTGCCCTTTCACCTGGGGATAAACGGTCTAATAATGGTTGAAGATATAGGGCAAGATCCTGAATATTATTCATGGGTTTTTACCTGGAAAGGGCATATCCAAAGAACGTCCTTGAATATTGGCCGTGCGCCATGTTGCCAGAGTAGATCCATCCTTATCAATTAATTCAAAATCTGTAGGTGGACCAAACTCAGTATATTGTGGTTCAGTCGGGTAAGAGATCTCGAATTTCCCTTCAGCATTCTTTTTCACAATGACACGTTCAGTTAAAGGGATTTTAAAGTGCAGATCATATTTGCTGTTATCAATGAGTTCAGCTTCAAAAGTAATGGCTTCTTTTACCTTATCTAGATTGGTCATGAGCTCGGATTGGTTGTCCATAATCCATGTGAAAAGGACAACTCCAAATACATCTACATCACCAGAATAGTCAGTAATGATCATATCTAGCGTATATGCCATTTCAAAACTATATCCATTTGCTGCAGTACTCATTAATTTACCGTCATTTGCAAAGATGAGTAAGCGGTCCGGATCTTGAGGCAGATCCGGAATCGCATTCAGCAAATATTCACGTAAAGCATGGGGCTTTTTCATGCTGCAGTTTTCCCCCCATAAATAGGTTCAAGATGATCCCATTCTTTTTGGAATTTAGCTTGATAGCCAAGTTTTTTATAGTTTTTGCCGTTGTAGAGTGTAAACACTGTAGACCAATCTTGTTTTTGTAATGCTTCTAATAAGCCTGGTTTCCATTCAATAAACCGGATAAATGCTTCGAGTTGGTGACCTTCGCTAATCTGCTGTTGATCAACAAACTCTTGAACAGATGAATAACCGAGATCCTTCCAATTTTCGCCCATAATTTGGAACTGTCCCCAACTAGTAGATTTCAGGGCAGATTCTTTTTGAATATTTATGGCCAAACTTAACCGAGTATATTCAGCTGCATCACCTTTGTAACCACCAGTTAAAGTATTGACTAAATTTGGTGTTACCTTTGCCTGATTATTAGCAAATGTTTTACCTAATGCTTGGCTTAAATAAAAATACATTCGATGACGTTCAAATAAAATTTTAGCCTTTCCGTTTTCAAGAAAGCCTACACCTTGGCCTTCAACAGCTCCAAAAACTCGAATAACTAATTCAGGAACTTTTAAACGTAATGCAGCTTTTTTATAGTCTTCATCTTTTAAAAGTTTACTTACTGAATCACCAGCTAAAGCTTGGCGAGTTTTATCACCGACTTTACCGTCAACTACTAAGCCAAATTTACGCTGGAGTTGAATCACTGCAAATTCAGTACTCTCTCCAAAATGACCATCAATGGAAAGTGGCTTACCTTTAATGCCCTTATAACCCATCTTCGCCAATTGCTTTTGAAGAGTTGCGACGGCATCACCTTTTGAACCAAATTTTAAAATCATGATTTACTCCAGATGAACTTGGCCACATTTCCCTGACTACGATAAATAAGCACTGCCAAAACTATGGCAAAAATGGCATCCCATAAAGTTACGGGGTCCTTAAAGAAAATAATGTGAACTGATTGGCCTAAGAATGAGGCAATAAGTAAAGTTGCGAACCATGCATATTTGCGATTGAAATTGCCATTGTGGTTAAAACAAACAATTCGGATCCCACAAAATAGATAGGCAAATAAAGCAATGATTTGGAATACATTTTCGATCATGTTTTTCCACCTCTAATTAGTTTGATAATGTCTGAAAGCTTGGCTTGTTTAAGCCAATCCACTGCTTTAATCAGAATGAATAAACAGAATGTAGAAGCAATCAAAGCAGCCAATGCATCAGCTGTAATGAAGGTATTTTCGGTGATGAAAGGTGTACAGATATAGCCAATACCGGTTGAAAGAATGAGATTGATGAGCCTTTTGACAGCTGATAAATCTTTTTCATAACTTGCGATAAATGCTGCACCTAATACAGCCCCCAAAAGTGCATTACCATTGATAAAAGGCAAAATAGACATTGCGCTAAGACCAATGACACTTGCAGACGTTGTTGTGGTGGTTGGTTCAGGCATAAATTCTCTCAATCCCAAAGCTGAATGCTTTGAACTTTATTTTGTGGAGTTGGGATGTCTGGTAATTGAACTTTTGTACCCATTGGAATGAATGGACCAAATTCAGAAAGATGCGGATTGGCTTCTAATACTCGTTCAACTACACCAGTGCTACGGCCGTATTCACGCCAGCAAATAGCGTCAACTGTGTCGTGTTGGATTGCATAGACTTCTTTCATCTAAACTAACTCCACATTAAGGCGACGAACTTTTTTTATATCGCGGATTGCAAAACGCAAATCACGTTTATAGTCATCAATCGTCGGTGTCAGTTCTTCGGCTTTTTGACTGCCATTACTTGTAGTGTCGTAAGATCGGTATCTTTCACAAAGTTCTGCACCAGCTGCGGCAGCAACTGCACGGAAATACAAAACAGTAGCAATAGGTTTTCCATTCACCTGTTTAGTTGTGATCTCTACTAAGGTTGGAGCTTTACTGAGTAAACTTTCCAGTTGTTCATTAACATGAATTACAGCTGCTTCTATAGCTGGAATAAGACGTTGATTTGTGACACTTGAATCTAAACGCAGAACTTCACGAACATGGTTGCTTGATACCGATGGAAAGAACGGATCACTATTGATTACAACGTCCTGAGTTGAAAAAGTACCGTTTGCAATTAATCCAGACATTTTTATTCTCGGTTGGGTGAGGGGTGGAGAACTGAATCAAAAACAGAACAAAAGAATGTTTGTATCTGGTCAGATCTGCCCCTCGGTGGGTGCTGGGCACTCGTTAAGAAGAAACTCCCTCAAATACCTGATTGCCAAAATCATCAACAACAGGGGAGCCATCAGCATTGAGTAATGGCTGAGGTGGGTTTTCTTCTAATTGTTTTTTCAGTAAGCGTTCAGCTTTTTGAAGTTCTTGTTTTCCGCCACAATTTTCATTGTGTTTAATGGCACGTTTTAGAAACGTTACAGCTAAGGCATAAAGCTCTTTTTGCAAATATGTCCGACCCATAGCCACATACAGTTTTGCCCGAATCTGGTCATGCATACTGAATGTAGAGGTAAGAGTGTTTGCTTTTTCTAAAATAGTTATGTCGAAAACTTCACCTTCTGTATGTGCAGCTTTGGCAGCGTTACCAATTTCTTCAGCCACAATAGATGCTGTATCACGGTTGAAGGAATCTGGCATATCAAGGCCGTACTTGAGTGCAAATTCTGCAATGCGGAGACCTTCTTCATACAGGCTTGCATCAAAACACCAGAGCATAATCGTCGTGACAATATCATCCCGCATATGCGGAGTACGTTCTTCAACGGAAAGAACTCCTTCCACATAGGGCATATATTTAGGGATCAATTTGGCTTTGTGCTCTGCACGTTCAATTTCAGACTTAATACCACGTAGTAAATTTTGGTCATTTTTTAATTCGGCCAATTGTAGTAAATACACGCTGGCATCTTCACGGACATCACCAAATTCATTTTCAGTCTTAGCAGCTGCTATAGCGGCTAAAGAATGTAGGCGATGTCGTCGAGCTGGACTCAACATAAATCACCTTATTCCTGAATGACGATGTTTTCGACAAATGCAACTTTGTCGTAGGTTTCAATCACATATGCATCGTTTGAAGATTGATATTCTTCAACTTGGTCCAAAGATGCATTATCAATAACTTTTCGACGTTTACCCGTCTCTTGAAAGTAAATTGATAAGTTATCGAAAGATGTTACGAGAAATGCATTTTCGGGAAAGAAAGGAACACGAACAGCAGGTAGACTACCAATCTGTTTTTGACTTAATAAAATTTGACCAGCTAAAGTGTCTTGATTGTCTTTTGAATTATTGACCAGTGGGAAGTTCTTATCATTCAGCAACTGACGACCACAAATTACGACTAGATCGGTGTCATCTTGATGAATTTCACTAATCAAGTTATTTACGACATCTGTTACAACAGCATCTAAATTTTTATAGTCACCAGTAGGGCCAACTACAACTTTTCCAGATCCAGCTACAACCTCTTTCATATGATGAGAAGGGGCATTAGTACGAATTTTTTCTAACCAGCCGATGTTAAGATCTTGTAATAAAGGATTTGCATTACGATCCGTAGTAACTGCAACAGACGTTCCATGCCACCCGATCATAATCATGTCTAAAGCGATTGCACGTTCTACAAAAGCTTTCCATTTAGCATAGAAATCTGGGAAACGTGCCCATGCATCCATTTTTTCATAACGCAAAGCTACATCAAAATCAGTTTTTGCACATTTATATGTATTGGATTCAAGGCCAGTTGGGTCTACAGGTTTACGAGGCGTACCACCTTTGGTATTGGTTCGACCTGCAATTGTAGAACCCTGGTTTAACCCGATCGCTTCGCCTTCTAATTCTTTAACAGGTTGAATATTAATCCGTTTCAAGAATTCTGAGGATAGCTGAATAGCATCAATCATTTTTTGAGCTATTGATGGAGTTACATTGAATTTTTTTGATGGATCTACAACACCATTAACTTTAGCAATTTTCTCTAACGTTGCCGTAAATTTTTCTCGTGTTAGGTTTTCCATATTTTTAATACTCTACTTTTTCTGAGAAGTTACCAGTGCTTTCTGGGGTAGGTGGTGTTTGTGGATTTGGTTCTTTACCTAATTTTGATTTCAGATCATTAAAATCATTTTGAAGTTTTGAATGGTCTTTTTTCAGTTCATTCAATTCTTTAAGGGTGTCACCAAAGGTTTGGGCAATTGCTTCAATAGACTTTGCAACTTCATTGAACTGGCCTTTATTCTGATTGTCTTTTTCTTCTTGCTGTGGTTTTAGCCAGTTCATAACAGATGAAAAGAGATTAGAAACGGGAGAATCTTCTTCAAATTCCAATGCAATTTCTTCAGCTGCAGTGAAGAGATTATTTTTATGCTGCTTTTTAGAAGTAAATGGATTTACATCAGGATTTTTAGATGCAAACTCCATAATTTGCGTACCCAATGAGGCAGGGGTATCAGTAAATGCGATTCCCACTAAATACGCTTCGTTTGTATCTGCAAAGTTTGGGTTTACCTCAATTGAGTTGAAGAGCTTCTGCTTTTTGCCATGCAATTCAATGAGGTTGTCAAACGCCTCTAATTGAGCATATAAAGCCCACTTTTTCTGTCCGGCAATTTCATCTTCTTGTGCTTTTAGCCCAATAACTTTTGCGTAACTACCAAATGGTGAATCAGGTGTAAAACCACGGAGATGTTCAATATTAGCTAATGCTGTATAAGTATTTTGACTATAGTTCTTCGCCATTTGTTGAATCCATTCGGGTTCAATTACACGGCCATCTGTAGTTGCTCCAGCAACAGCAACTCGATAAAACTTGGATTTCTTACTCATGAGGTTTGAATCCTGCTTAATATTTAAATAATTCATAATTTACGTAGTAAGCAGAATCGGAATTACCCGAATAAGAATCAATAAAACCCACTTGTGAAAACAGTTTTCACAATGCCATCTAAATGAATCAGTAGATCGAAATTGGCTTAATGAGCCAATGAAGCCTGAAACTGAAAATCCGCCTCTGACTTTTGATAACCGCCTCTTAGCAAAGTTCTTATACTGGATGGGGTGGAGAATCAGCTCGATTGCAGAATACTTAAAAGAAAAAGACAAAAATGTTCATGCTTGGAAGGCAAGAGATGAATGGGACGAGCAAGCTCCAGAAGGGCGTGTAGCTCAGGCTTTAGAAGCCCAACTAGTAAAGCTCATCATTTTAGAGAAAAAAACACCGGGTGATTTTAAAGAAATTGATTTGCTTATGCGTCAACTGGAACGCATGGCCAAAATCAATAAATATAACAATGGTGGTAATGAAACGGACCTTAATCCTAATTTAAAAAATAGAACAGCTGGGCCACGCAAACCGACTGCTAAAAATGTTCTTACAGAAGAACAGATAGAAAAACTTCTTGAAGATTTTGATGAGGGATTATTTGAATACCAAAAGGTTTGGTACCGTGCTCGTGAGCAACGAAATCGGGCTTTATTAAAATCACGACAGATTGGAGCTACATTTTATTTTGCACGTGAAGCTTTGATCAAAGCAGTGACAACTGGCCGTAATCAAATTTTTCTGTCTGCTTCTAAAGCTCAGGCGCATGGCTTCAAAACTTACATTAAGGATTTTGTTCTTCAGTCGATTGGTGTGGATCTACAAGGTGATCCAATCACAATCACTTTGCCTTCAAATGAAACCGTTCAGCTCATTTTTTTAAGTACTAATGCTAAGACTGCGCAAAGCTATCATGGCGATCTGTATTTTGATGAGTTCTTCTGGGTACATGGCTTTGCCACACTTAAAAAAGTGGCATCAGCTATGGCAGCTCAAAAACAATATAAAAAGACTTACTTCTCCACCCCTTCAAGCAAATCCCATGAAGCCTATAAGTTCTGGACTGGTGAAGCGTTTAACAAAGGTCGTTCTAAAGACAAACAAGTTGAGATTGATACTAGCCATGATGCATTAAGAAATGGTGCTCTCTGCAATGACCAAATGTGGCGACATATCGTCAATATTTATGATGCAGAAAGACAAGGTTGTAATCTTTTTGATATTGACGAGCTGATTGAGGAAAACAGTGCAGATGAGTTTGCCAATTTATATATGTGTGAGTTTGTCGACGACGGCCAGAGTGTATTTCCACTTAGCATCATCCAGCCATGTATGGTGGATTCATGGGAGTTGTGGACAAAAGACTTTAAACCACTAGCAACAAGACCTTTTGGAAATAAGCCTGTTTGGGTTGGTTATGATCCAGCTGAATCTGGAGACAGTGCAGGCCTAGTTGTTGTTGCACCACCTGAACCTGGTTACAACAAATTCCGTTTGCTTGAACACCACCAATTCAAAGGGATGGATTTCGCTAGTCAGGCTGCCTTTATAAAAAAGATATGTCAAAAATATCGGGTGGCTTACATCGGTATGGACAAATCAGGCATGGGGACTGGTATTGCTCAATTGGTTCAAGAGTTTTTCCCTAGCCTAACTACCTTCACATATTCGATTGATGTCAAAACTCAGCTGGTCATGAAAGGTATGGATGTTCTTAACAAAGGCCGATTTGAGTTTGATGCTAGCGCAACTGAAATTGCCCAATCATTAATGGCAATTAAAAAGACCCTCACAGCTTCCCAGAAACAAATGACTTTTGAAGCTTCACGGGCAGAAAACATTGGCCACGCCGATCTGGCATTTGCCATATTCCACGCATTCTTTAATGAGCCATTGTCACTTGAAAATGATGGAAGCTCTAAAAAATCCTCAATGGAGATTTACTAAATGTCTGACAGCAAAGTCCAAGCTTTTACTTTCGGAGATCCGGAACCAGTTCTCAATAAACATGACATTTCTCAATATTATGAGACTTGGTTAAACGGTAGGTACTATGAACCACCTATTAGTTTGAATGGTTTGGCCAAGTCATTTGCTGCAACACCTTATCTTTCTACAGCAATCATCTATAAAAAGAATCAATTAGTTTCAGCTTTTAAGTCACATCGTTTATTGAGTTCAGCAAGTTTCGAACGAATGGTCTTGGATAATTTGGTTTTTGGTAATGGTTATCTTCAACGTATTGATAATAGACTCAATCAACCTCTACAGTTCAAAGGATTAATGGGTAAATACATGCGACGAATGAAAGATCCCAATCAATACCTAATGTTGACAGAAGGATACAAGGAGCATGAATTTAACCCAGAAACTGTCTGCTGTGTAAAAACATCCGACATTAATCAGGAGATCTATGGTGTTCCTGAATACTTGTCAGCATTGCAATCGGCTTGGCTAAATGAGTCAGCGACGCTATTCCGACGCAAATATTATAATAACGGTTCACATGCTGGTTTCATTCTGTACATGACAGATTCTCAAATTGATGATGAGGATGTGGAAGGGATTAAGCAGGCTATGAAAGATTCACGTGGTCCAGGAAACTTTAGAAATTTATTCCTGCATGCACCAGGAGGAAAAAAGGATGGATTACAGTTAATTCCAATCAGTGAACTAGCTGCTAAAGATGAATTTCATAATATTAAATCTATAACCCGTGATGACATTCTTGCTGCCTTCAGAACTCCACCACAACTGCTTGGAATCATTCCTTCAAATGCTGGAGGGTTTGGTTCAATTAAAGATGCACGAGAGGCCTATTGGTTTAATGAAATTGTTCCTGAACAGAACCGTATTGAAAATACTATCAATGAGTGGGCAGGGGAGAAAATAGTAGGATTCAAATCTTTTGGGGAAGTGAATCCTACTAGTGGTTAAAAGGTTTTATGAAGAAAATTCAAAGTTATCTAATGCAGCAGCAATAGTCTTCGGTCCAACTCCTTTGACCTGTTTAAACTGCTCTAAAGTCAAACCATTATTGTTAGTTCGAGCAAGCCAAATTGCCTTAGCGACTTCTCTTTTCACATTTAAAAATATTTCGATTTCATCTAAAGTTGCAGAACAAATATGAGGTTTGGTAGATTGCGTTTTAGAAGGAGTTAGGTGTTCTAACAGATCAGCAAGCATTAGATAAAGATGGAAAACAGCTTTAGTAGCTTCAAGCTGAGTTACTTCATCATGTACACCTTTATTGGTTAATTTATTTGTTTTTTCGAGCCATGAGCCTAAAAAATTCACATGTGTCTGTGCTAAATCACGATTGCCTTCAGATTCGATTGAATTATTCATAAACTGCCACAAACGGTTTACAAATTGATTTTGTTTAAAGGTACGTTTGTTAATAGTTAAATCATTAGCCGGATATAACTTATCAGCAAGGCTTTCCAGAAGACGTCTGCATGTAGTGAGAGCATGTGACCATTCCTCTTTATTACTTGATGAAACCGCCTTAAAAGCTAAAATGAGTTGCTCGGCAATTTCAGGATCTAGGTCGAGTAAACGGTCATCTACTGCATTTTTTAAAACATCAAAACAAGATGTAATAGTTCCAGAAAATTTAAGTTTTTCATGTAACTCTGTTAAGTATTTAAAAGCATACTTTTTGATATACGTTATATGGGCTTGTAATGGATTTTTATAATGGTAGCCATCATTCCCTTTTTTTTCTCTAATTAATGTATTTAATAAATTTTCAATCAAGTCTACTGAGTTAAATCCTCCAGCTTTAGAGTTTGTTTTGTGATTAAAGGCTTCATCAAGCTCTGCTATAGGAATATGGAGCTCCATGATTTTTTTAAGTTCTTTTTCAAAGAATTCATCTGTAGTTTTAATATTAACTGGTTGACTCTTATTCTCAAGCTTTTCAGCTTCAATTTTAACTTTTTTAAAAAAATTATTTAAAGCAATTATATATTCTTGATTTCCTAAGTGTAATTGTGACCAAGCAAAAATCTCATCTTCATTTAGTAGTTTTGCAGCTCGTGATAATTTTTGGACGCCGACAGCAACACTACCTTTTGATGACTCTAATTCTTTCAAACCCTCTTCAACAATTTTTAATGCTTCTGCTTTTTTATCTGCCATACCCTAAACCCAAAAAACTAAATCTTTAAATTAAATTTAAGATAACTATATAACATTGTTGACATATTATGAGTATCTAAGATACTACTAATTAATAATTAATTTTTACTTAAAGACTCATGACTGCTAAAAAAACGCAAGATGCCCCTGAATTAATAAAAGCTCCAGAAAATAATGATTGTTTCATCATTATGCCTATTGCTGACCACCCTGACTACAAACAAGGTCATTTCAAACGTGTTTATGAAGATATTATTAAACCTGCTTGTCAAGCAGCAGGTTACCGTGCGATTAGAGCAGATGATGTTGCCCAGACAAACTTAATTCATTTAGATATTCTACAAAAACTACTTGAGTCACCTATGGCAATTTGTGATTTAAGCACTCGTAATCCAAATGTATTATTTGAACTCGGACTAAGACAAGCTTTTGATAAACCAACTATACTTATTCAAGAAGTAGGTACTCCACAAATATTTGATATTAATTTATTTCGTTATACGCAATATCGTAATGGATTAGATTATCGAGATGTACTTGCAGATCAAAAAGCTATTCAAAAGGTTATTGAAGAAACCAAGCAGGCAGTTGCAGAAAACAAAAGTGTAAATTCAATTATTAAACTACTCTCAATTACTAACCCTGCAAGTTTACAAGATAGTTCTAATTTTGAAGATAAAGAATATTTTCAGATTTTAATGTCAGAAATTCAAGGCATTAAAAATTCGCTTGCTCGAAATAATAATTTTACGAATAGTAAATATATTATTAATCCTGAAAATGAAAGAAAGTCGAGTACCCAAATTAAAGTAAGAGTTCTCGTGGATAATGAAATGCCTTTAGAAACATTAGAGGTATTAATGACATATATATCGACTCTAGCTGATGATCCAACTTTGACATTAATGGAAGATAAAGAATTAAATAATTTTATTACTTTTAATTGCAAGCCTGAGGTAACTGAAGAAATTATTGAAAAAATTAGAGACTTTGCATCTCTTAATAATATTGAGATTAAGAACATTAGAAAGAGTATTTTTCCAAAAAAAATTATTAGTTGAGTGTGTTGGTTGACTCAAAAAAGTATCTAAGCTACTCTAAATTTACTACCCACATTGGTGGTCGAGATTGGCGTCTCGTAATGAACATACAGCAGACAAACCGCTGCTAAGGCGGTATTTTTTCGTCTGAAGGTTCGATGTGCCTTGTTATGGCAGATCGGACGAGGGGACCTTGTGTCCACCGTTTTCACTGTGTGTTCAGCGGTACGCCAACCTTGTTCGGTCTGTCACCCTATTGGCGTGGGGAGGCAGTGATAAACCACGAACACTCAGGTGAAAAATGAATACTCAAAATAAAAGTATGCATTCTGCACAAATTAGCATTTCACATGCTGTCTTCATTCAAGATCAACAAATCAAAACTGATAGTCTCAAAGTTGCTGAAGCTTTTGGAAAACGTCATACCAATATTTTAAGAGCAATTGAAAATCTAGATTCCACAAAATCTTTTAACGAGCTCAACTTTGAGCGGGTTGAATATATGGATGCTAAAGGTGAATCTCGTCCTATGTATGAAATGACCAAAGACGGTTGGATGTTTTTGGTCATGGGCTTTACTGGAGAGAAAGCAGCTCAAATCAAAATCGCATTTATTAACGCCTTTAATGCAATGGCTGTGCTTTTACAGAACCAGCAGTTAATAGAGCAGCAGGGTATTTCTGTTGGCTCAAAGGTTCAGCTCAAATCGGGCAGTCCTGAACTCACGGTGAATCGATTCATTCCAAATGCTGAAGGTCACAATGACAGAGTCGAAGTAATCTGGTTTGGCAATCGACTCTACAAAGAAACGCTTTCTATCCATGCACTTGTTCCAGTAGAACAACAGCAAAATCAAATGCTCAAACAGTTCTGGGATGCTATATATCATTATGGTTTAGACAAGCTAAATCATGGGTATAAGGCTGAGTTAATTGCGTTAAATCTAACTCAGCTCTATGAAGTTATTCACGGACTACCAGACCGTAAAATCTTAATCCAACAACTGAAGGTTAGCTCGAAACCCTATCCTCAATACATGGACACTAACTTACCAATACGAAGCGTATTAACAGGTAAAACAGTTAAATGTGTTGTATTCAAAAGCCCAGTTTTACTAGGGGAGAACTAACATGACTCCAATACTTAAAGCTGGAAACAAGCCTACAAGCGCAGAAGATAAGCTAGAAACTATTGGCGACTCTCTGTCTAAGCTAGAGAGCTACCTATCAGCTCTATCACGCATGCACTTCGACGATGACCTACCAAGTGATGAGTTCAACGCCATCATGTGTGGCTTACACCTGCAGGTTCATGAGATCTGCCAGCAAATCAAAGCCTAACTAAAATCTGAAGAGAATGGGCCAAAGTTGCTCATTCTCCTTCAGCGCGGGCGGTTGTCCCCCCACCACACCTGGGCAGTAAATATGTCGAATACTCTACAAAAATTCAGTCACCCACATTTATGGGTAAAACGGCTGTAGATATGGCTTACGTTAGAGCAAAACACTACAAAATTGATTCTGCATTTTTCTACACGGTTTCCTCAAATTTCTACAGAAAGAAAATCATTGAAAAGATGTATCCCAAAACAGGCTTTTTAAAATCAAAATAAAAAATCTGAAATTAGGTAACACACACCTAAAACTATACTTAAGCACATGAAATATTTAAGAAAAAGTTGTCACAAAGAAAGGTGACATTAGGGAACAGATTAGGTAACACAGTCATTAAGTTATTGATAAGTATAAATATATTTAGTAACGCTCTGTTACCTGAAAAGTGGGTAACTTGTCACCTAGATGTCACTTGATTGTCACTTTATAAAATTATTAAATTACTTATATTATTCATATAGTTAAATGCTATTTGTTAAAACTGTTACTTTTGTTACCTGATTTTTTTGTCATTAGAAATTTTGAGTTTCCATCAATTTAGCACTTCTTCTGATGCTTTATAAAAATCACCATAAATCGTACCTTCTTCCACATTTACCCACATATTTTTGATTAAACCTCTGTTATTAAAATCTTTTCAGACCCCGACCCTCGGGACCA